GTATCAAACGCATCTGAACCATCAGTACGATGCTGTAAAAGGTCCTCTTCCGTTTCATCCTTTTTTTCACCATCCTTATTCTTGTGAAATCCATTTCGCCCACGCGAAACACCTGCAGCCTGAATAGCAAGAATAAGGTCATCATTGTTCTGTCTGTTGAAGAACGGCATGAGTCGTTGCTTTCCAGCAAACGCCTGGTTGATTAGTAAGTATTTTTCATCGTGCTTCATTGGCTGACCAAGATACACATCATTAACCTGCCAGCCATGAGCCTCAAACTCATGGCAGATTACCCAATGAAAATCCTGGTCATTGACAGCATAGTTGGCACCCAAGGCAGTAGTGTCATAATAAAACACCACAATCTTATTGCGATGATACATGTAGTAATTGCAGAAATCTTCAATTACTGCAGGAATCTTTCGCTCAAACTTCACGTAAAAAGATTTCAGAATGTTTAGGCGTCTTCCTTTAGGCTGTCCTGCAACAATCCAGTTGATATTAGCATTGTAATCCATGCCAATACAAATAGGAGCATCAGGATTAACATCAGCATCAGCGCGAGAATCAAGCGTACCAGAACACTCATATCCTAAAGAATCCAGGTACTCAAAGTTCGAAGCATCGTATTTATGCCCCTCACGCATGTTTGAATAAAAGCCATTCTTAGCAATACCTATGCGCTGACAAAGAATTGAAGTCTGAAATGTCAGTGGCGTAAGATCACGCTTCATCTGCTTGATATAGTTCTCACCAAGCAGCTGTATATTCTCGATAGAAGAGTATTCTTTGTAATATACCGCCACAGAGCGCATCTGATTAAGTTTCTTATCAAGAGTTCGCAGAGCAGAGCGCAGATATTTAGGCGCTTCACGTCCTTCTGCCTTATTCTTGCGAATACGTTCTTTGATACGCCATATCTCATATAGCGCAGCCTTGATTGCGTTAATCAGTTCCTCATCCATCTTTTCCTGATAATGCAAGAACCAAGAGCCCTTCTTCGTCTGAGGCATATCCGACAGAATCATGATTGAATGATTAAACGAGTGATGCCCAAAGAATGAGCGAATGCCACCATTAGCAGGCAGTGTCTCATCCTTCAACTTCTCATAGTCAATAAATTTCGCTTCATCCACAAGCAACCATGACAATGTAAGCGAGTTAGATGATCCAGGGCGGTCCTGAGAAATTATTACAGCACACGAGCCATTATATAATGTCAGCACATGCTCATAGTCCGCAGGCTCAGTGATAGGTTTCTTAAACGACTTAGGCGGTTTCTTGCCAATCACATAGTGAACATCTTTGACAAATCCCCATCTCTTCCAAGCAGCAAGCAGTCCTGGAATAGTATTCGTTAGACCATGTTTGAAAGTCGGTACCACAATACCACCAGTAGAGCCAGCCATGCGCTGCATGTTGCGAAGAGCAAACGGTGCAGCAATAGAGTCCGTCTTACCAGTACGACGACCAGCCACAATAACAGTTGTATTGGCACCAATAAGCTGAGTCAGTCGTTGTGGCTCATTAAAATAAACCTCCTTTTTGTTCAGTTTATTCTCCATGAGAAATGTTGTTTTGGTTTACGTCTGAAAACAAATCGTCCTCCTCCAAATCTGCCTCTTCAAACTCAACATATTCAATATCAAGTGTTTCTTTACGATATTTAGCTAGCATACTATCAATTAGTTGCCTTGCATTAGGAATTGGTGTAATGCCAAGCACAGAAGGATCAGACGTAGCAGTAAAGGGCTGCACCACGATAACATCGTATGGGATAGCCGATTCGTCCTCTGTGTCGATGCGATTGTACTTAGCATAAGATGACGCAGCACGCTCCATTGTTTTAGTATCTTTACGCAGCTTCGCCAGAGCATACGTTTCAAGAATCATTTCGTTGAAACGCCATCGATGGAAGTCCTTGCTGTTCTGTGTAAGATTAGGCAGAATACTTTTGACAATCTTTAGATCCTCATACGCAGTAGTCTTAGCAATGTTATGCCTGTCGATGTCAGTAGCAACGAACTTCTTGTCAGCAGTAGAGGGATTAGCAAGATACCAAGTATACATGTCACGAAGGCGAAGGATCTGCGCAACCGTATTTTCTGGATAGGTAGCATGCAGTTCCTTCGCGTCCGTAAAGAGGTCTTGGCTAAGAGCCTGTACAATGTCGTAGTTAGCCACAAACAAGATAATCTTGAATTATGAATTAAGAATTTTGACAGAAAAGTTGTGTAATAAATAGGTCATATGTAGTCTTAGTTTTATCGCTGTGCGACCTGATTATGTTTTCTTCGCGAAGAAATGGTTATTTCATCGCGATGAAATGAAACTAAGGTTTGCACGGTTACAAAAGAGCATTGATTTTGTCGACAATAGATTGTGTGTTAACCTCGTATTCTATCTTCATTGCAGGACTAAACGCCTGGACAGAAGCAGGAATCACAATAGATTCAGTCGCGACGCCACCGGAAATATTCATATCTACGGCAAATCCTGTACGACAGAACACCTGTGAAGATTCTGCTTCCACGAATCCAATGAGTATAGTTTCATCAGGAGAGATATAAGCGTCACCCTCATATATCTCCATTTCGAAAGTACCTTGCGCTTCTCCAAGAGTGGCTTTAGATTCAAAGTCAATGTAGTTCTTTGACTTCATCCACAAAGTTAGCCCATCGTTTTCAACACGATATATTCGGCAATATCTTCTTCCTGTATATCCCGCAGGTCTTCCGTAAAATGTCAAAGATTTTATGACACAAGAAAGCTTGATTCCATAGTGCTTGAGGTCGCTATAAACAGCATAGACATCAGCCTTGTTTGGATTAGCAATATCTGCGAAGCCTTGAATATTGCAAATGTATTCAGGAGCAGATTCAACTATGCCCAGCCATTGCTTAGCTTTCGCCTGTTCGTCGGAAGTCAGTTGCTCTTTGTTATTAACAAGCCAATGCTTTACTGCGAATGAAATCTGATTAGAACAAATTGGATTGTAGAAGTTTGTGCCTTTAGTTATATCGTCTTTAGTCGCAGCCCATATTCTAAGCGTACCTGTTACATCACCAAGTTGTATTCCGTATGCTGTTGATGTTGTAACCAATCCCGGAGTAGAAGTTGATGCTATGCGAGGTAAGTCATTAGCCATAGCCACCTTCTGCCAATCTCCGTAAGAAGCATAAGCATTACGACTATTGGAAATCCATCTGACAAATAGATTACCCTTGTATGTACCATCGATAGGAACATATAACTGAAAGCCGGTACCATTAGCACCGCTTTCCCAAATGGTAATTATAGTTCCCCATTTATCTTTGTTAGTAGTACAAACAGATGGCAGGTGCTGTGTATCTGGTGAAGTATGCGAGTAGCCTTCAGGACATCCGTTAACGTCTGCTATAGGATTGCCCACAGAGCCTTTGACCATCAGCGTATCAACATTAAGGTCAGAAACCTTTTGTTTCTCTACAGCCGAAAGAAGATTTGCAGTTACAAGAGCATCAATCTTAACTTTGTCAGCAGCAGTGATAATGCCAGGCATTACTGGAGTAGCGAATGGAATGCTGCATTGCACCTCTTCTTTCTGCCCTTCGTCATTTGTCTTCTTGTAAGTAATGGCGAATGTGCTGACAGTACGGCTCCAACCGATTTTATCTACAAGTACACCAGTCAAACCACTGCTGTTTTCTTGACGTAGAACAGCTACCACATCCTCCAACAGTTCCCCAAGGACCTGTGGAGTTATGGCATATTTCTGCGTAATCGCCTTGAATGCAGCAAGTTTGTCCTCCAATGTAGGAGGAGTAGTTATTTCTTCGCTCATAAAACTTGTATTATTCAAGAATGCCAAGTTCCTTCAATTCAGCCACCATCTTCTCTGATGGATTTTTAAGCTCAGAGTACAAAGCAAGTATCTTTTCCTTTAATTCGGGAGTAGGATTCTTCTTATACTTACCCTTCTGAAGATTAATGACACGAGTGACCTTCAAGTCATTCTCGTCATCCATTGCAGCAGCCTGCTTTTCTTCTGCAAGAGCAAGAGCCTCACCATCGGTACCGGTATAAGAATCATATTTCTTCCAATTATCAAGGTACTGCTTGTGAAGTTCGATAATCTCCTTAAGATAAGGATAGCGATCAGAGTCTTTGCATATCTTGCCGTCACCCTGGTCTTCAGACATCAAACGTAAGCGAAGATGTACCTCACGCATACGCTGCAAGATAGGCAAGTTTTCAACATAGCAAGCCTGTATTTCATCAGGCAGAAAATCATGGTCAGCACGCTTACCCTTGGTAAACCCTTCAGTATTGTCAGGAGGAATAGTAAGTTTCTCCTTAACAGCAATCTTCTCTACGCTGGCAGTCATCTCCTCGACAACAGCATGAGTCTGGTTTTGCAGACGAAGGTTAAGCCATTTGGTCAGCTGATATTCAAGAATGTCACCAGTCTTCTTGCTATTGATGTTGATAACAAGATTGCGGTACATGATCTGATTATGATTGAGCTTTAGAAGCAGAAGTGCTCCTTCGCCATTATCTCTTTTGTCAGCAGGAGTATTCAGCCACCCCTGTAATTTGGTAGTAAATTCAACATCCATATATAATATATATAAT